CCTGCTACGTGAACAGCACGACCACGATATTGGACAGGAATGTCCTCAATCGTAGCAGCAGGTAATTGTGCAGCTTTACATAAAAACTGAGCACGAGTACCTGCGATAATCCCTGCTGTTACATATGAGGGAAAACTTAGTTCTACTCGGAATTGGTTAGGACGTGCCCCACCACCAAGTAGTTGCGCTTTAAAATCAGCAATATTTGCCATATTCTTTTCTCCTTATCTTCTATTTAGTTGATTATGCACCGATTTCGTTAAAGTTCACAGATGAACGTGAAGCAACGAAAGTAAGGGTGATAAAGTTAATAGAGCGATTTGGTTTCACGAAGATTTCGGCAACGAATTCATTGCGGTCAATTACTTCGCCAGTGTTATTTGTATCATCGCACTTTACTCGGAAGTCAGTAACACCTCTACGACCTTGAACATCACGTAGGAATGGTTCAATTAAGTTTCTGAATTGCGCACGAGTAAAGCCATCGTTAAACTCAAACAGTTGGAATTTAGCAGCAGTTGCAATCGCTTTTTCAAGAACGATAAACAAACGACGCACGTTAATTCTATCAAATGCACTTGGTGCAGCCAATAGAGTTTTATCTCCAAACAATACTGTTCCTTCTCCTGGGAATGTAACAACTGGATTAATACCCTTTTTATAGAGTGTATCACGTTGTGTTTTTCCTGCGTTTACAGCTAGTTTAACTACGTTTTTAATTTGTCCACGATTTAGACCACCTGGAGAGAACCAAGGATCTGTAGTGTAATCAGTACGGGCACATAGACCTGCGATATCACCATTCAATGGAATGTAGCGGAATTTATCATTGTATCTGTCATACTGATACTTGTAACCAGAATCTAATACGGCATATGAAGAGCTTGGTAGCGCATCACGGTATGCAGTAAGTTTAGCGATTTCGGTAGAAGTAGAACCAATAACAATTGATCCGTCGCTAACATCTTGTGGGCTAATAAATGCAACACAATCTTTACGCACTTCAGCAATATTATTGATGATGTATGTAGCGTCAGTAGTAGTTGCTTTACCTGCCATAACTAGAGAAATATCATACAACTCATCATTAGCAAAAATGCTATATGCTGTTTGTATATTTCCGCTAGAAGGAGCATAGTCATCAGCACCACCAGCAAGTGTTACGTTTAATGCTGCAGATAAAGATTTGTATTCTGTGGTAGCACCACTTGATGTAACGCTGGTGATTGCTGCACCCCAAGCTACACCTGTTGCTTCAATAGCAGTTGGGTGATCCATCCACCATAGATACTTAGATTGACTATTGATAACAGCTGCATAGTAGTTGTTAGATCCATCTGGTTTCTTAGCATCAGATGCTTTAGAAAGACCAGTAAATTTCTCTAAAACAGAACCTGCAGTTCCAGTCCATTGACCATCAACGTCAATAACCATGATATGCACTTCATCTTCAGCAGCAGTTTTACCTGCATTTACAGCAAAAGGAGATGTGCCAGGAGCATATTCAAATTGAGCTGCTAGATCTGCGTTAGCAGAAGCAAAGCCAGTAAATGACTCAGAGTCAACCATAATGAATTTAAGAGAATTACCCAATGTTCCAGGATATTTGGCAGCGAATTCGCCGACAGTACCTTGACCACTTGCGTAAGCTGAAGTGTAATTATCTAGATTTTTAATCAACACAGGTGTACCAGAGGTACCTGCATTTTTTAAGTTCGTACCAGTTGTTCGCACAACTAATAGATTGTTTGCGTATGACAAAAAGTTAGCTGCTGTGTAGAATGGAATAAAATTGTTATCGTTTGGTTTCCCGAAACGACTTACAAGTTCATTCTCAGATGCAATCTGAACTGGATCCTCTACAGGACCCCAAGCAAATGCGCCAGCAAAAGCGCCTGCAGATGTTGATACCGCAGGAACGATTGAAGTTAGATCTCTTTCTACTACTGCAACGCCAGGACTAAGTTGGAAAGGCATTGTAATTCTCCTTATTACATTATTATTTTTTGATTGCTACTGAGGAGCACGGTCTTCATAGTATTATTTAGTAATTCTATGATTTTAGAAATTCAATGGAACCGCTTCCTCTTCTCTTCCATCTGTGATAAACCCAAATGGTGTTAATTGTTCTTCTATTGCTTGTATATGTTTTTCGTATATAACAGTTCTCATATTTACATCAGTAAGTTCTTTAAAGTATGGCTGGGTTGTAAGCCAAGCAAAAAGCACCAAAGTCATCACTATATCATCATGATATCCATCATCAGCAGCAAAAGATCCCTTTGATTCGATGAAGGTCGAGAGTTCTGAAATTGCATCGAAATCCGTTACTAACAATTTCTTTTCTTCAACAAGCGTCTTTAGATTTAAGCAACCACGTCTTTTGACTGCTTTGTCTGTATAAACACCTAATTGAGTCTTACCGCCACCAAACCCACCAGAAACAAATTGTCCCTTAGTAGTTCTGTTGACAAATAATAGGTTTTCGTATTCTAATTCATTATACAAAATATCAGTTACTTGATCGCTAGTGTTTTGCTCAATCAGAACAAATGCATTATTATATTCCCTACCAACTTTTTCAATGATAGATGGGTATAATAATGTACTAACAGTATTGTTTCTATATTTAGCTACTATGTGATATGGCGATTCTGTGACGTCTACAACAGTAAATGCACTGTAATCACCTTCAACACCTCTTCCGACGTCAGCAACTAAAGTATAAATGTTATCCTTTTTCGGTGGCTTAATAACATCAAATCCATCTTTCTGGAAGATGTATGGCTCTGGCGACATTTGGCCAATAGCATCGCCTGCAATAAGCGTAAGCGCAGAACCAAGAAAATTACAAAGAACCTCTTGGTTGAATTTAATTTCACCAAGCTGTCTTCTTTGCTCTTCAGCCCACACTTCATCTCTACCTGGAATTTTCCAATAAGGGATGAACATACTCTTAAAGTCGTTTCTACCATTCTCAGCATCATTCCAAAATTTCCAGAAATGATTATATCCAAGAGGTGTTGACGTGATAAGAATTTTAGTAGTCTTACCTGCAGAAATAGTAGGATATACAGATGTAAAGAACGACTCAGCAATTTGATTCGGTATAATAGCTGCTTCGTCAATGTATAGTAAGTTTACTGACTTTGAACGAATACCAGATATTGTTGTTGCTGCAGTAAAAACTTTACTACCATTCTCTAATTCTACGTCACCCTTATTCCAAGTGGTAACACCTTGCTGTAACCATGGTGGCAAATTTTCAAACATTAATTGATAGCGTGATAAAATTTCCTGTGCAGTTTTTGCTTTATTCGCTAACACGGCAACTGTTTTACTATCATTAAAAATTGTATACCACAAAATATATGCAGCAGAAGTGGTCGTCTTACCTTGCTGACGACCTTCCATCAAAATAACCTTTCGATTATTGTGGATTAAATCAACTTTTTCTTTTTGACACTCGTATAACTTAAATGGCTGTAGTCCGTCATCTAGTGTAACAATATAACAATAATTGTCTATAAAGTAGATCGGATCTTGCGAACACTTTACATACTCTTCAACTTGCTCTTGTGTAAAAGAATGTTTTACACCAGCAGCTTTTAGAGATGAGTTCGAATTATAATTAGCAGCCATTAGACAACAGTAATAATTCCTAACATTGTGGCAGGGTTTGTTTTACTTCTGTATTTAAATGTGTTTCCTGTTGCAGCACTCATCGGTATAGTAAATGTAACAGTTTGGTTTTGGTCAGCTTCGTTTCGAGTTGCGCCAGTTGAAGAAATAAAAGCTGCAGCTGGTGCCACGTTACTTGAATCTAAAATTTCTAAAATTTCACCAGCAATAGTAGTTGTGAAACGATATGTGTGACCACGATAAACGAATAGTGTTGGATCAGCTTCACCTGCTGCTGCCAAGCCAGAGCCTGTAACTGTATAGTTTGTTGGACCTGTGCCACCAAAACTAAAGGTAATTGCAGGATGCACAAATATTGCGCCAGTTAGACCATTGGCAGATCTAACACCAGAATTAGTAATCTGAAGGTTGCTATTTAATGATGATGTTAATGAAATACCATCACCTTGAATAAGTGCGATGTCATTAGTTCCTGACGGATTCGCTGAATTTAGTCTTAGAGTTATTTGCCCAGCGAATAATTGCTCAGTTGTTAAATTATATGTAGTATTAGTATCAGTAGAGTTTACTGTAATGGTATCAGCATCAGTTCTAACCACTGACACGTTAGTTCCTGAAGCAATCTTCACATTATCTGTTGATGCATCTGAACCAGTTAAACGTAGATTTACACCACCAGTTGCTGTTTCTGATGAAATACCATATGTCGTATTAGTGTCAGCTACAACTGCAGCTGGCGCAAATGTAGTACCATTCCACCTTAAAGCATCACCATTTGATGCGCCAGCAGTAGTAATCTTTAGTGATGTCGCTCCAGCAACTGTACCCAAAGCATCATACAACTCTGTTAGTGTGTTATTAACCTTAATACCAGCATCGCGAAGAGTATCGCCTGTTCCATCGTTTGGCGTAGTACCCACATTGATCAATTGTTTTGCCATTTTAAAACTCCTTTAAAATTCTTCGTTCCACGTTTCGGAAATAACCGAAGGTGGAGTTGTTTGTGTAGCCGTATAGTCTGCGACTGTTGCACCATCTTTAATCACTGTAGTATCAACCAATACTGATTTAATTGGAGTACCATTAGAAGTCGGTCCATATAAATTAACTTTCAAATTGAACGTAAGCGTATATGTTACAAATCTTCTTGTTTGAAAATCGCCATCATAATCATCTTGCACTGAAACTGAATTCAATATAACTGGAATATCGTTAGCAACACTCATTCCTGGAATAGTATTTAGCGACAGAGTAAACTCTGGTGTAAAATATGGAAGAATCTGCTCAACTATTTGCATAGCATCTTCTTGCGTCTTCGTCAGGATGTATAACGATATATCTATATTATATGGAACTGGTGTATACATTGCTGTATATGATGGTTGTCCAGCGCCCACTGGCGCTTTATACTGAACCAACTTATTCATTCTGTTCAATTTTCTAGATGGGTCATATGAGATACTTGTTACCTCAAACGACATTCTAGGTAATACGGTATATGTATTGTTTTCTAGATTCGGATCCTGTTCAATACGAACTATCCACTTTTCCTTTGGCGCATACGCAATTGGAACTTTAATAGTTTGAAGTGTAGTGTTTGTTCCGTCTTTAGATTTTCTCTGTATCTGAATGTTGCTGAACAAACTACCAAACGCAACAATAGTTTTTCTGATAATTCCGTGATAGAAAACTTGATTCGCTAACATTAATTTACATCCCCAAACGGATTATCTTTATCAAACAGAACTGTGGCTGCTTCAGTTTTAAATCTAGTATTATCGCCGAATGATGTAGATTTCTGAACATCGGCATTTACCGTTGTATCATAAGACTTGAGTGTTTCAAATACATCGACAGAACCTATTCCCGTATCAATCTTCTCTGAACCATATTGGAAGAGTTCAACTTGTAATTTATACACATACAATTTTCCAAGTTGATAGAACGG